CCGCCGCACCTCGACTTTTGCCTTCGAGTCATAGAAAAGCCGAGTGATTCCGTGCACTTGCCAGACGCTCCGGAAACGCGAACGATTCCAACCACTTAGGAGCCACGTAAATGGCTAAGAAGTTCAACCACTTGAAAGCCCCCGCGAATGAGTCGCTGTCGCAGTTCTTGCGGCGCAAGCTGGCGAGCGCCGAGGAGAGCGCGGAGGCCGCGGCGCTCGATGGCTCCTGGGTGGCGCATGCGCGGCTTCTGCGCGAGAGCGTGAACCTTCGGCGCGAGCTCGACCAGGCGCTCGAGGAGGAGGCCGCGCCGACGGACGCGATGACGGATGAGCAGCTCGTCTCGTTGATTCAGCGCGCGATCGCGTCGGTGCCGGAAGCGCACCTCGAGGTAATCGAGACGGCTCTGATGTTCCGGCGCGGCGCGGCGCCGAGCTCGGAGCCTGTCCAGTGAGCAGCCTGTCCGCGCTCGCGCGAGGCCTCGACACGCTGTCGCGTCGGGCGGCTGCCGACCCGCTGTCGTACTACCGGCCCACGCAACCGCAGCGCGACTTCCTGTCCTGCACGGCGCCCGTGGCCATGCTCCGCGCGGGGAACCAGCTCGGGAAGACGTGGGCCGGCCTGGTCGACGTCATCTACCGCTGTCTCGGCTCGAGCCCGTATCAGCCCGTGGCGCCGGCACCGATCGAAGCGTGGATCATCTGCTTCTCCTGGGAGCAGAGCCTTAGCGTCCAGGCGAAGTTCCACGCGCTCGTCCCGAAGGCCTCGTTGAAGCCGGGCGTCGAGTTCATCCCTGGCAAGGGGTACATCGGCCGCGTGCCGATCGTGCGGTTCCGCAACGGCTCGATCGTGCGCTTCAAGACGACGAACCAGGGCAGCCTCGGTCTCGCGTCGGCGACGCTCAATCACGTCCTGATTGACGAGCCGCCGCCGCCGGACATCTGGGGCGAGCTCTGCGCGCGTGTGCTTCGGCAGCGTGGCCGCATCCGGCTCACCATGACGCCGATCGGCCGGCCGGTGGAGTGGCTGCGGAAGCTTGTCGAGCAGGGTGAGGTTGTGGACCTTCACTACTCGCTGACCGTCGAGAACACGACGCCGATCGGTGGGCGCCCGCTGCTCACGCAGGCAGAGATCGACGCGCTGGCCGCGCGGTATCTGCCCCAGGAACGAGCGCAGCGCCTCCACGGCGACTGGGACAAGGGCTTTATCGAGGGCCGGATCTTCGAGGGCTTCGACATCGACAAGCACGTTTCGGACCTGCCGCCGTTCGGCGAGGTTCAGATCGGGATCGGCATCGACCACGGCACCGACGCGGGGAGCCAGGTGGCGACGCTCACGGCCATCTCGAGGACGGGCGGCGTCGAGGGGAACCCGCGTATCTGGGTGCTCGATCAGTGCATCTCCGACGGCCTCACGACGCCAGAGCAGGACGCGCGCGACATCATGGGCATGTTGAAGCGCAACGGCCTGGTACTTGAGTCGGTGGACCGCTGGGTCGGAGACCGAAAGCACGGGGGCAAGCGGTGGGGCGGGCGCAAGAGCAACGCGCTGCTTCAGCAGGGCTTCGAGCGTGAGCTTCGGCTCCCGATCGGATCGCTGCCCTTCCGCGTCCGGACGGCGTGGAAGCCGTCGGGCTCGGTCTTTGAGGGGGCGCGCATCTTGCACGCGGCGATGCTCCGAGGGGACTTCTTCGTGCACTCGAGGTGCAAGGGCCTGATCGACGACCTGTCGCATTGGACGGGCGACGACGACAACCACAAGCACGGCATCGACTCGTTGCGATATAGTGCCGTTGAGCTAATAACGACGCGGCTTTACGTGCCGCAGACGCTCCGGATGCACGGATGACCGATACTGCTCTGCCGCCGATTCCCGCCTCGCCACTCGACGCGCGCCGGTGGGAACACACGCGCCTCCGTCGCCGGCTCCTCGAGGGGACGTGGGAGCGCGACCTGGTGGAGCGTCTGGAGCTCCATCTGGGCACCGTGCGTCGACAGGCGTGGGGCGTGCCAGACCTGTCGAGCAACCCGTTCCGCATCATCTGCCGCGAGCTCTCCGCGCTCTACATGGCCGCACCGGACATCCGCCACACGCGTTCGCCGGAGCGTGCGGACGAGCTCATCGCGGGCGGTGGCATCATCGCGCGCACCGGCCTGTGGGCGACAATGCAACGATTTCAGGCACTTGTGATCGGGTGCCGCGAGTACTGGCAGCGCATCCACGTCGCCGAAGACGGACGGCTGACCTACCGGCCGGTCCCTCCGGACATGACAGTCGCCTACGCCGCGGAGGACCGTCCCGACTACCCGCTCGCGGTCCACGAGCTGCGCTTGCGTCACTCGCTCACGGGCGGCGCTCCCGTGTGGACCTGGGATGTACTCGACATCCGGAACCCGGAGTATCCGGAGTATCACGTGTATCTGGCGACCGATAACGGCCGGTTCGGCGAGGATGTGTCGCTGGGCTACCTCGGCGGGGACTACTCCGGCGATGCGTACCCGTACCGTCGCGCGGATGGCCGTCCGATCCTGCCTTACGTGCTGTACCATGCCGAGCGCATCGGCGATCGGCTGTTCGACGCCTATGAGGGTATGGAGGTTGTAGAAGGCAGCTTGAACCTGGCAGTTGCCTACAGTTTCCTCCTGCATGTCCTCAAGGACGCAAGCTGGCCGCAACGGTACGCGGTGGGCGTGCGTCCCCAGGGCGCGAGCCTTGAGGGCAGCGTGAGCGGGGCGCGAATGGAGATCATCACCGACCCGGCGACGATCCTCCAGTTCGAGAGCATCGACGAGCAACAGCCACTTATCGGCCAGTTCCAGGCGGGCGCGGACGCGGCTGCCCTCGAGGCGACTACGGCCGCGATGGCAAACCGGCTGGCCCAGGACGCCGGCCTCTCGCCCACCGACATCGCGCGGCTCGGCGGCTCGGCGCGCTCCGGGTACGCGATCGCGTTGACGAACGAGGGCAAGCGCGAGGCGCAGCGCAAGTACTCGCCCTCGTTCCGCGCGTCGGATGAGGAGCTCGTGATGAAGACGGCGATCCTGTTCAACCGAGCGATGGGGACAGCGTTTCCGGAGGGCGGCTACTCGGTCGCGTATCGTGCGATCCCGCTCTCCGGGCAGGAGCTGGACGCGCGCAGGAAGCACGCGCTGGAGATGCTCGAGGCGGGGCTGATGTCGCGCGTGGAGGCCGTGCGCCTCTTCGACGAGGGCCTCACGCCCGACGACGCGCGGGCGGTCCTCGAGGAGATCGACACGACTACGGAGAAGTCCGATGTCGTCGCGCCTGCCGCGGATGCGGTGGCGACTGCGGAGGCCCCCGCCGCTGCGCCGGCAGAGGACTCGATTGCCGCGGCTGCGACGGCCGCGGGGCAGCCGGCGTCGGCTGTGGCGCTCAATGGTGCTCAGGTCCAGGCCGCTCAGGGGATCGTCGTCGCGGTTGCGGCTGGCCAGCTCCCGCGGGAGACCGGCGTTCAAATGCTGGTCCAGTTCTTCAACATGGCGCCAGAGGCTGCGAACCTCCTCATGGGCAAGGTCGGCAACGGATTCACGGCCGCGCCCGAACCAACCGTTTGATTCCATCCGCGGGCGCTGCCCTCCTCTGGGGCGGTGGTTTGGGGAGCGTCGATGGACGCCCCTGCGGGCCTCACCAGAGCCGCAGGAGTGTCCGTGTCCGACGAGATCAACAGCCCGATCGACGAGCCGAATAGCCGCGCCGAGGATCGAATCCGCGCGCTGACCAGTGAGCGCCGGCAGCTCCGCGAGCAGCTCGCCGCGATGCAGAGCCAGCTCGAGGCGCAGGCCGAAGCGGTGAAGGCCGCCGACGCGCTGAAGACGCAGCTCGGCGAGTGGGAAGGCAAGTACGCCACCGCGGAGATGTCGTGGAAGACGGAACGCGAGCTGCTCGCGCGTGGAATCAACGACGCCGAGGGGATCGAGTTCGTGCGCCTCGCGTACGACCGTCTCCCGAAGACCGACCGCCCCGAGCTCGGCGAGTGGCTCTCCAACGTGGACAAGCTGCCGAAGGCCGTGCGCGCGTACCTGCCGGAGGCAACGCCGGCGCCGACGCCGACTGCCCAGGCCGAAGCGCCGAAGCCGACCACGGCGCCGCCTCGAGCGAACGCGGGCGCGCTTCCTACGGGCGGGCAGGCTCCGTCCAACTGGAGCCCGGAGGCGATCGCGCGGATGTCGCCCGCCGATTACCGCGCCGCACGGGATGCCATCTTGCGTAATCGTGAGTGATGGCGTAGGGTTAGCAGAGCCGGTAGCGTCGAGTCGCGTTGTCAGCGGAACCCGGCGGTGACAACCACTTTGCCCCTTCGCAGGAGGCCTGACATCTATGGCTAACGAGATCCTTTTCGCCGACCTTTCCGGCTCTGCTCGCCTTGCCGCCATTCTCGCCAAGGAGATCGAGCTCACCCTGGCGGATCGCGCGTCGCTCCACAAGCACGCGTCGATCAAGTTCATGGGCAACATCGTGGGCTCCGGCTCCAACGTCATCCAGACGCCGATCGTCGGCCTCGACGGCTACGACACGATGTCTAGCCCGGCCGATGGCGCCGCCGTGAGCAACACCGCGCTCACCGAGACCAACGCCAACATCACCGTCGCGCGCCGCGCCCTCCAGTACTCGATCTCGGACCTCGCCAACCTCACCGACTCGGTGGGCCTGAATGTCCAGCGCCTCGCGCAGAGCATGGTTGGCAGCGCGCAGATGACCTTCCAAAGCCTCCTGTGCGATGTAACGGATGGATTCGTTTCGAGCGTCGGATCCACGGGCGTCGATCTGACCGTGGATGACTTCTTCAGCGCGCAGTTTACGCTC